TCATCATCGGTATTGCCCGACTCAACTTTGTTTGCATCGCCCAATATCTTGTCGATTTCATCTCCGTCAAAGCCTGTCAGATCAAGATCAAAGCCCTGATCCAGCAACTCTTCGATCTCGACCGCCAGCATATCGGCGTCCCAGCCTGCGTTCAGCGCCAACTTATTGTCAGCGATAACATATGCGCGCTTCTGAGCCTCTGTGAGGTTCTCTAACTTGATCGTTGGTACTAACTCAAACCCAAGCCGTTGTGCGGCCATCAGGCGGCCGTGTCCGGCGATTATGACGTTATTCTCGTCAATCAGGATTGGGTTAGTCCATCCAAACTCTTTGATGCTGGCCGCGACTTGAGCGATTTGCTCATCCGAATGCGTCCGGCTATTGCGCGCATAAGGCGTGATCGCCTTTGCGTCCACATACTCAATATTTATCCCAGACATAAAAAAAGCGCCCCCCGTAGGCGCACAAATTTCAACTTATCAAAATCCTAACAGAAGCGTCGACGCCCGTCAATGCTTATGCGCATATATGCTTGCATTGGTCTATTAAACGCATATTATGTGTATTTATGAGCGTTTTATGAACCATTTAAGGGAGAATACAATGGATAAAGAAAGCGTTATTGATACGATCATTTTAACGATTGTTATGCTTCCGCTGATCATGGGCGTGATGGGCGGCAGACACTCATGGTTCTGGAAACTGGTCGCTTGGGCGGCCGGCGTCGAGGTTGCACCATGACCTGGCACGTTTGCCCTGAATGCGGTGGTGAAGGCCGCATCGAGTATGAGCGCGCGGTTGTCGATTGGGACAATGGCGGCTTTTTAGAGGGATATTTGGACGATTGCTTCCGATGCGATGGAAGCGGAGAGGTTCAGATAGACTTTTCGTTTTTAAGCTGGGCGCGAGATTGCTGGGGAGACGCAAAATATCTCGACCCGAATGCAAACCTCAAATCGTGGTTCAAAGCGGAGCGCCAGCGCGTTCTTGATGAATGGCGATCAGAGGTAGGCCTGATCAGCAGTTTTCAGTGATCTTTTGCTGGGATATTAACCGGATCACGCAAGCGCTTAAAAGAGTCCTCTAAGTGATCCAGACTCATCCTTAATATTTCGGTCGCGGCCTTTGGGTTGCGGCCGTTTCTTTTTGCCCAATCAGGAGCGCTGTAATCGTGCAAGACCACATCCTGCACGCAAGTAAACGTCTCCTTTCCCATCAGCCAGCGCAGTTTGAAAAAGTCCATTAAGGCGGTGGCGCTGTATTCGCTTAAATCGCCCTGTCCGCCCATAGGAAGCCCTGTGAGGGACACCGTAACCTTCTGCCCCCTACCGGCCGCCCTATAAAGCGCCATGAGCCTCTCAGCGGCGTTAAATTGATGCACATCGATATGGCCGTGCTTCAAATAATAATCAATCCAGCGCTGATCGGTGACGCGCGTCCTCTTTTTGCCGGCTTTCGATGTCTCGATCTGTTCAACCGAATGATGCTGAAGAAACTCAGGTGTGGGCTGTTGGTCTTCCTTCGTCATCAATCCATCCTTTCTGCTTGGCCAGCGTTAAGAGATCCGGCCGGTGATATTTCCAATGGTTTAACCAGAAATCACCATTCTCAGGCGTCACACGCTTGTCCCACTCTTCTCTGGTCTTCGGCGTCCAGCGATTGGCAACCCCGAAATAATGCACCTCATCCTCTTCTTGGACGGCCTCATCTTCCCATCGTCCCTGATTGAGCCATGTGGTCGGGTGCAGGATGTAATCCTTTTTGACGCCCTTATCGCGCACCATCTTGGCATATGCGGCCATGCCATTGATCAGCGTGTCAGCATCCGTGTCTTTGAGAGCGCGCTTGAAAGCGGTGATCGAAGCCTTCTTAGCGACCTTCTTTGGGACAGCATCCCAGAACCGCTTAAAAGCATCATTGATCATATCTTTATTGTTAATAATATTGTTATCTATTGTTAGGGCGACATCAGGTGTCAGGGTTACCCTGACATCAGGTGTCAGGGTGACCCTGTCATGGGTGTCAGGGTGACAATTTGTCAGGGTAGGCAAATAGTAGTGATTTGATGCCGGTGGATTGCGCATTATTTCGACCAATCCGATCTCTGCCAGATAGGCAATTTTGCGAGTGACCGTCCGCTCTGTGCAATCAGCCATCTCCGCCAACCTTGCGATTGAAGGCCAAGCGTAGCCTCTGTCTTCGTTGTATTTGTCCGCGATGCCAAGTAGCACCAACTTCGCTGTTGGGTCGTCTATGCGCTGGCGAAACGCCCAAGTTACCGCCTCAATACTCATGTAATTCTCCCATAGGCCGTAAAGCGGAGTGCGGGACGAAGTAGGCTTCACCATGCCCACCATAGTCCTTAATCCACTTTTGTTGTTTTGCGTCCTCTGATTTGATCCATCCCCAGACGCAATAATTCGGCGACCGTCCGGTCACCAAGATAAAGACCCGATCGTCAGGATCATCTTTACGGACGATCAGATCAAAATTGTGGCTTGATCGTGTTCTAACTTCCCAGCCGGTTGAGTCGATATCACCGCTGGATTTGAAACTGTTGACCGATCCGCCCCAATATTTGCCCATTGCTTTCGCAACCGCGACTTCACCACAAGCGCCTTCAATATGGCTCTGCCACTGCTGATCTTCAATCTTGGACTTATATCCCCGCTTTACCGCCGCGATATTGCGCAGGCAGGCGGCGTTTGCGGCCATCGCCAGTTCATAATCGGTAAGGCTTACTTCGATCAAATCTCAAATCTCTTTCGGTCACTTCATTAACATCCTGCCAATCGTCCCTATAATCGGACGGCAGAACCTTGCGTTCTTTGTTCGGGAAAGACATAAAAAATGCTTGGTCGCAGAGATCGCATCGAAGAAACTCGACCCGACCATTTGGATGGTTCTTGATCTTGTGCATCCCGTGTTTGGCTCTGCAATCAGCACAAATCATGTTTCCCTGCCAATAAATCAAAAAAGTCGCCCATATCTAGGACGACCAATTCACGCTTGTTATCTGCTTTAATGACCAGCGCATCGTTATCGCCAAGCCATTCATAGATTTGCTTAAAGCCGTCTTTGCGGCATTTGACTTCAATCACCCAATCGCCCCCCTTGCCGGTGACGACCACATCACCTTTGATGGATGCGCCACCGGAAAGAGGAACGCGGTAAGCCGCGAGATCGTGACTTACCGCTTTAATCCGCACGTTGTTCTCCGTGCGGTATCCTTTGTCTCGCTGAGACTTTCCCATTAAAGCCCCATAAAGAACCGTTTGATTGATGCAACAAAGCCGGTCTCTTGCGCCGCCTTTCTCTTTTCCCAGACCTTTTTCATGGCGTTGCTGTGCCGCATCCGGCGCTCCATTGACCACTGAATTTTCCGGCCATCGGTCTTAGTTGTTGCAGGCATCGTCTTCTCCTTTTTGCTGAACCCAATCGTCAATCGACACATCACCGCTGGTGAGCGTGTGTATTTGCATAATCCGCCGCCCAGATGGGACGCTTCGGCCATACAGCCATTTATGGACTGTGGCTTGGCAGACCCCGACGCGTTTCGCAAATTCGGATTGGGTGATGCTTTCACTCACAAGATATTGGTTTAGTTTCATATCTCACACACAAGATTATGTTTTATTTATTATGGGGCATAATAACGCATTTATGCGTGGGGTCAACAAAAACCACATTACTGGCAACTAACATCTGGCATTTATGCGCCGTTACGCCTAATGTATATATGCCTTAAAGTAAAAGGAGATAGGTATGAACAACGCCATAGGCTTCTTTGGGCTGTCAGTTACAAACTGGCAAAGCCCACCAACTGCACCGCCTAAATGCTTAAGTTTCGCGGCGCGCAACCCTGACAACCAGACGGCAATAACAGTCGGGTTTTTTAACGAACTCACATCCGAAAGAAAAGGTGATGGATCATCCCAACAATCTGCGCGTTTTGCGCAACAAGCAAAAACTAACCCAAGCCGATGTGGCTCAACGTCTTGGCATCAATCAGGCTGAATACAGCCGAATTGAGCAAGGCAAAAGAAGGATTGGAACACATCTAACAACTTTGATGGAACTTCTAGATTGCGATGAGGACGCAATCCTTAGGCCTTCGAAATACGAACATCCCGTTGAAACTGACCGCGATATGCCTGTCTACGCTTTGTCCGAACCGGATGGCGAAAGCGTCCGCTTTGACATGGCGATGGCTTCGCGCACAGAACGACCGCCTTTTTTGATCGATGCGCCGCGCGCTTTCTCTATCTTTAACTGCGGCTCTCGTATGATGCCCCGCCTCAATCATGGGGATCTGCTGTATTGCGATCCTGACCAGCCTTTAGTCGATGACGATCTGGCGGTGATTGTGCTGTCAAAAGGCAACCGGCAGGTTGCTGTTGTTCGGCAGTATTTAGGGGCTGACGTTTTCACAACGCTCAAAGATGCGGAAGAACAAGAACTTCTAGAGAACGTGGTGTTCCGCGCTCCGGTTCTTGGCATCAAACTGGCCAGAGCAGTATGAGCATAATATAAGCATATATGCTTGCTTAAACTATGCCCTAATGTTATAAAGGGGCATGGAAAATGATGCTCCTAACGTCAAAAGCGAAGAAGTGCCGGCGGAAACACCGGCCTTCTTCCGCCAGTTTCAGATGGGCGGCAAATCCCTTGAGGAGCGCCGTAACACAATAGGCGGGTCTGATATTAACCGGCTTGCGTCCGGTGATCCCCGCGAAATTAACGACCTATTCGAAGAAAAGACCGAAGGCAAATCCGCAGACCTTTCTATGGTCTGGCCGGTTGTCATGGGTCACGTCACCGAAGAGTTGAACACCGAATGGTGTCAGGTTGCCCAGCAAATCAAAATAATTGATCGCCAGCGAGTCATACGCGGCAAGGAGCATCCTTTTATGCGATGCACGCTTGATGGCGCTGTGCGCAATTACAAAGGCCGGACAGCCGTCTTTGACGCAAAGTTTACGCTGGGCAGGCCGATGCGCGGCGAAGAATACGCCGACGTTATCCCGCGCTTGATCCGCAAATATACGCCTCAATTGCATTGGAACGCCTATCTGCTCGAAGAGGCCGATGGCCGCAAGGTTGATTATGGCCTGCTGTCTATATTGCGCGGCGGCAATATGCCGACCTTTCACGAGATCAAGATCGACCGCGAATACACACAGCAACTGATCGAACTTGGCAAATATTTTATGGCCTGCATCGAACTTGGTTTTTATCCCGATGAGATGGAGCGCCCTGATATCCCTGTGCCGCCTGAGGAGCGTGCGCCGGTGGATATGACCGAAACACCCCACGACCCGAAATGGAAGCAATGGGCTGACCTCTGGACGCAAACCGTTGGCGCGG